AGGCAGAGGTAATATGTCAATGGAGAAGCGCTCTCCAAGAGATCAACACTTTAGTTGACTTTCCATTAGAGGAACGAATGCGCCGGAACGTAGCTACAGCGCTGTTTGGCGTTCGTGCATATGAAGCCTTTATGATCTCTCAGGGTGTGTCTACTGAGCCCTTGGATCCAAAGTATATTATATCTTCCTTACAAGAGGTACAGGATGTGGATATGAAGCGAGGCTACGTTCTACTTGATCAGCTCATTACCGATATAATCAATGAAGCCCAGAAGGCTAGTTCACAATTTGCGTATACTCTGGACGATGTGGGTGTTCTGTGGTTTCACCTGACTACCGCTCTGAAGTGGTGGAGGCGAGATCGCTTAGTGCGGAAAGAGCCCGTTTTGGACAGCGCTGCTTTCAAAAGGCAGCTAAGAGAACTCTCCCGGGATATACCAGGAGAGGGCCATTACATTTGGGGGCCAAAGCAGAAGGCCATCCGGGGAGGAGGTGGAAGCCACAGAATGTACGGCGTTCGTGTGTTGGAGTGTTTTGAGCTGGGGATGGATGTTCCAGACTCATTGGACCTCTTTCAACAGACTATTACCTTCCAGGGAAAGCCTACTAAGTTCCCTGAGGACACAAAGGAGACAGAATGAATACCGGATTTTTCGTAGAGGAGCTAGAGGTTATTGAAGCCAGTGCTATGCAGTTTCAGGCTGCCTGTAAAGAAGAGCTAGATAAAATCGGGAGACTAATCGAAGGTAAAGGTGCAATTGCCCCCGCAGACTATCCAGTTTGGCATAGATACCCTTTCGGGGAGATATCCTATCTTCATGAGGTAACCCGGTGGATCGCTAGAGCGCGTGGGCTTCTTCAGGGGTGCTTTCCGAACGCTGGTGAAACTCTACAAGATGCTATCATGGAGATAGTTGTGCACTCTTGCATGTGGCTAGCATGGCGTAACATGCAAGCAATAACCAAGCCAGAGCCTATAATGGATCGCCCTGAAGATATTACTGGACCAGAACCAGAACCAGAACCAGAACCAGAAACTAAGCCGAAGAGGCGTCTATCACTGCGGCGACTATCCTAGCATAAGGGCAAGGGGGACTCAATGAAGCAATGTGATACATGCCCTTTGCGAACCAAAGGGGGGAGAGTACCCCCCTTTGGCCCCAAAGGGGCAAAGATAGCTTTCCTGGGCGAGGCCCCAGGGCGTACAGAAGTTCGTCAGGGCCGACCGTTTATAGGAGAGAGTGGACAGCTCTTACGGGCAGCCATTCGCGCTTGTGGTCAAGATCCCACCAAGTTTTACTATACGAACGTCTGTAAGTGTGCTCTCTCCAAGGATAAAACTGTCGATGCAGAGGCTCTATCGCTCTGTAGCACCTCCCTAGAGGAAGAGTTCAAAGCGCGAGGGATCGAGCTCATTATCGCGCTTGGGAACTCTGCTCTACAGGGGCTTGGCTTGGGAGCACAGGGGATATCAAAGGTGCATGGTAGGCCCCTGAAGTGGAAGGGTATTACAGTATTCCCAACGTACCACCCGGCCTCTATTCTATATCATCCGGGCAACTGGCCAGACTTTTCCGACGACCTGGAGGAAGCTCTGCGAGAGGGTGGACCAAGACTAGAGCTAGCGCCTGAGTTCAACAACTACTCAGTTCTATCTACTGAGGGATCTTTGCGCTTCCTAAAGTGGCTGAAGCAACAGCCATTCGTCTACTTCGATATCGAGACCAGCAATCTCAAGATACTAGACACCACCATTTTGAGTATCGCTTTCGCCTGTGGCCATGACTACGTTGTAGTGATCCCTAAAGTAGTCTTTGATCATGCGGAGGTTCGAGCTGCGTTGAGGCTCGCTTGTGCTGCTCCCTCACTAAAGTGGGCTGGGCATAATGCTCAGTTCGACGCTGCTAGGCTTATCACACAGTATCGTGCTCACCCTTACATCAGTGAGGACACACTCTTGGAGCACTATGCTCTGGATGAGCGCCCAGGAACTCACGACCTGAAGACCCTAGCGAAGAAGTTCCTGCGGGTACCCGATTGGGAAGTTGGTATCAAGAAGTGGATCAATAAAGATAACAGCTCCTATGCAATGATACCTGAGGAGGTTCTCTGGAAGTACAATGCGAGAGATGTAGCCTACGGCTATGACCTGCATCAACTCTTTAGACCTCAAGTAGCAGCCGAGCCCGATCTCGAAAGGCTCTACACAGAGCTATTGATCCCGGGGACAAACGCCCTGGTTGATATGTCTGTTAGGGGAGTGAAAATAGACCTAGATAATTTGAGGGAGCTCCAGGCAGAAGCAGAAAAAACAATTGCTGCCCTGAGAGCTGCGATGCAGGAAGATCTCAAAGATCCCGAGTTCAACCCAAACTCACATCCGCAGGTTGGTCATATCATCTACGATGTCTACAAATCTCCACCGTTCTCTAGGTCAAAGCCTCTCCCTGTGGAGTCTTCAGAGCCTGCTTCAGCACCTTATGGGCGTAAAGATAAAACCACAGCCAAGGACCAACTGAAGCGCCTAGCACAACCCTGCTACCCCTGTAGCAAGTTTGCTACCCAGATGGTACAATATCGAGAGGCGCATCAGCTTATCAAAACGTATCTCTCGAACCTTTACCCAGAATCCGATGGGCGGGTTCACCCAGGCTTGAGGCTATTTGGCACAGTTACGGGGCGTTTATCTGGTAGTAAACCTAATATGATGAATCTCACACGTACTGGCCCGATCCGAAGCCTAATAGTCCCTGAACCAGGCAATATCCTGCTTACTATAGACTACAAAGCGTCCGAGTTGAGAGTGCTCTGCGCTCTAGCGGGCTCTAAGAATCTATTGGAGTTGTTCAAAGCAGGAAAGGACCCTCATAACTATGTGGGACAGCATATCTATAGCGACAAGTATAACCCAGAGTTGCACAGAACCGGGGTCAAAGAGGTTAACTTTGGCGTTGCCTATTACCGAGGAGCTAAAAGTATTTCCGAGGCACTGGGAGTATCCCTTGGTGTGGCCAAACAAATCCGAACTATGGTTATCAATCTCTTAGGGGTTGATGAGTGGCAGCAAGAACAGCTTAGGCTCGTCAAGACTCAACAGTATGTTACCACACCTACAGGCCGCCGCAGACGCTTCCCGCTGATACTAGCTAAGCTGTGGGCTGACATCGGGAGACAGGCAATCAACATGCCTGTGCAGGGAACCAGCTCAGATATGTGTACTCTCAGCCTAATCGAAACCAATAAGTGGATCGGACAGTATGGGGGAACAATTCTGTTTCCCACACACGACTCCTTGCTGCTAGAGTTTCCTACTGAGCACATATCATCAGTAGCAGCTAGAGTAAGCCAAGAAATGCTAGACGCAGGGACACATATCTTGGGCGCAGACTTTACAGCGGGTGTAGATATTGCAGTAGGATATTCCTATGATAAGAAAGACATGAAAGAGTATATTGTAGAAAAGGAGAAAGATGGCGGTAGATAAAATACTTGATGATGACCGAGAAATATCCATGCTAGCTTATGAGGACGACTCGGGTGTACGTGTCGGGCAGGGTGGGGTTACCAGAATAGTCGCCTATGGTGAACCGGGGGTTTATTGTGATCAGCCTTGGTTCGCCGTTTATGAGAGTGACCACTTGGCAGCTCGTTATGCAGCTACTCAGGGCATGGTCGTTATTTACAAGACACCGGAAAAGGATAAAGATGAGTAACGAGCAACTAGAGCAAATCAGAGAGTTGTCTGTCATGATGGGTAGGGTGTCAGTATGCTGGAATGCAGTCGGTGCTTTGCTGGACGAAGTAGACCGCTTGCGGGCAGAGCGAGGGAGTCTATATCGACAGGTAGACTTTTTGGCCGGAGAGCCTTGTCAGTGGGTGGGGGTACATCCCGTCCAATGGCAGCAAGAGTGGGGCGAGCCTACGGCTGGCTTTGTGGAGGTGGGCTGATGCGCAAGGCAATGAGTGAGGAAACACGAGAAATGCTAGAGCGGGGCTCACATGATATAGCTGGCGACAGTGACTACTACAATAAGCTCAGTCGTGCAATCGATGATGTGCTAGATGAGGTAGACCGCCTCAAACCACTCGCAGAGATCGGGGCGGCACTAAACCAAGTGGATGTGTGGGAGGATATGGAGCTGAAGCACGTCTGTCAACTAAAGGATAGGCCGCCACACTGGGTGGTGGTACGCCATAAAACTATTGCCGGGTGCTTCTTTGTCGAATGCGGCTACCCCGTCGCAACGATCAGAGAGGCTCTTGCCTCCGCCGGGCTGATGGGAGAGGAACATGATATTGATAAAGTGCAAGAGGCTCGCGACAACGCAAGACCGCCGGATAGCCCAATAGGTAGGAGGGTGGACAGATGATCATAAAGGTGCAGTGCCCGCGCTGCAAGGGCAGAGGATGGATAGTGGTTTCTAAGCCGCAAGCCGTTACTGCGGCAATTCGGTGCGAGCGGTGTAGCGGCAAGGGTGAAAGGCGCATAATGGTGGGTAGTAAATCAGATACGAAACAAGAGGAGATGAGCGATACTAGACAGGTCGCTGAGCGCTATTTGTGGGAAACAATGGGTTGGTCAAGTTGGGGAGAGTTTCAAAAGGCACTCGACGACGGGCTAATGAAGGAGGTGCCCAATGATTGAGTATGAGGGAGCAAACTACTTGACACCCAACGAAGCTGCGCGGCTATTATCTATTCACATCTCAACAATCTATAGCTGGTGCAAGCACAAGGAGGTAGCCTTGATAGATCCGTTCAGCCCAATTTGTAAACTGAGGGTTATACCCTCGAAATACTTGATCGAAGAGAAGTCTCTACGAGAGCGACATGCCCATGTTCACCTCGATGCGAAATGAGACTACTCGTATTCGATCCGGGGGAGACAACTGGGTGGAGTTTTTTAGCTGAGGGACGGATAGTTGGAGGCTCTTTTAGCCTATGGAGTGAAGTTAAACCGCTCATAGATAAACATCAACCTACCGTAGTATTGTTCGAGTCTTTCAATTTGCGAGCAGGCGCTGCCAGGCACCTGATTGGTAGTTCCTTTCCAACCATCCAAGTTATCGGGGTGATCAAGTTTGTAGCAGACGAAGCAGGAATTACCTGTGTATCTAAGGGACCCGCTTATAGATCAGGTATTTATCTCAAAGGGATAAAAGGATTTGATCGACATGCTAGAGATGCGACTAAACACGGCTTGCGCTACCTAGCTAAGGCAGGGTTCTATAAAGAATATAGACATTATAGAGGACAGAGACGTAATGTTACCCGATTCTAGCATTCAAATCGGCTTAGTGCGGCCAACACTAAGATCTAATCTCAAACTCAGAATAACTGGGGAGCTACCGAAGCCTCTCATCTCTGCTCTGTATTCTATGGAGGGTGTAAAAACGGATGGTGATGTCGCCTGGGTGCCGAAGGAGCCTCGTCTATTAGAACTTCTATTGAGGGATCTACCCCCTCCTGTGCAACTAAGCGAGGATACTAAGGCATGGTACAAGAGTACTATCGAATATGAGACTAAAAGCATCCAACTCACCAAGCTATCCGATATTCGAATACCTGGTGTAGACACTCGACTAAAAGCATTCCAACGGGTGGGCGTCAACTATCTGCTAAAAACACGGCGGTGTATCCTAGCTGATGATGTAGGGATGGGAAAGACTGCTCAAGCTATCGAAGCAATTGAGCTGTCTGGGAATAATGATAGGGTCTTGATCATTTGTACTAACTCAGCTAAATGGTGGCTGAGAGATGAAATTGAAAAATGGTTTCCCGGTCAGAATCGTAACGTAGTAGAGGCTGCTACTAGGCAAGCTGACCTGGAGCGCTATCTAACCACTAAGGGCTTTCTAATTATCAACTGGGAACTCTTACGGTTAATTCCTCAACTAAAGAAGGTTGTTTGGCAGTGGATTGTAGCTGATGAAGCTCATCGGGTAAAGAACCATAAAACGAAGTTCTGGAAGCATCTCAATGGATTGTTGACTAGACGGTTGGTACTCCTTACGGCTTCCCCCATCTCTAATAATCCTGCGGATTTGTGGGCACTACTGCACTTGTTACAGCCTACCCGCTATCCCTCATATTGGCGCTTCTATGAGATGTATGTCAACTACTACTTGGATAAGAATGGGTATAAAAAGGTTAGTAGATCTAAGCCGGTTAGGAATGTAGAGCTATTGCACAGGGAGATTGCGCCAGTGCTACTACGTAGAGACAAAGAGGGCTACCGTAGTACCCTACCTCCTCAGAACAAGACTATCCCATTGCAGCTAACTACGGTACAGGCACGCATGTACAAAACTATGGCTAAGCAGATGTATGCTACCCTAGAAACAGGTGATGAAATAGAGGTCTTTGATATAGGCGCTCAGCTAGTTAGGCTAAGACAAATAGTCAGCACTACGGCCACTTTACAAGATAGCGATTGCTCGTCCAAACTAGATGCAGCAGTAGAGCTCATCGAGGATGCCCCTGGAGAGCAATTTGTTGTCTTTGCTCTCTTTAGAGCTACAGTATGTTGTCTACAAGATAGATTGGAGCAAAAGGGTATCACTTGTGCAACTATCTTAGGAGGTCAGCCACCAGACGACCGCTACCGGATTGTCAAAGAGTTCCAGGCTGGGAAGATACAGGTAATCGTCTCCACTGTACAGGCCGGGGGTGAGTCTATCACGCTAACCGCTTCTCATCAGGTAATCTTTATCGAGAAGCACTACAGTTATACAGTACAACAGCAAGCCATTGGTCGTATAGACCGCTTTGGGCAAACACACCGATGCCTGATAACCTCTCTACATTGTCCCCATACAGTAGATGACCTTGTAGAGAAAATTGTTAAGTCGAAAAGTAGCATGGCAGATAGTATCTTACGGGGGCATTTTCTTGAGAGTCTGCAAGATTCACTAACTTTTCTCTAAGAGGAGGTACAAATGAAGCAACCAACGGACAAAGAGGCTGTCCACAAGATGACGCTTTTGCGCGAGACCCTTATCAAAGCAAAAGACTTTATTGCTGAGTGCTGGGGCTATCATCACTATTCTGCCCCAGAGAACTGTTCACACTGCGCTTTGCTAGTAGATATTTTAAACATTTTGGAAGCAACTGGCGATGATACGGGAAAGGAAACAGACTGGGAACGATTATACCGAAGTATCCTAAGCAGAAAAAAGAGTTGAGTATCTAATCGGAAAGCGAGGAGAGTTACCTCCTCGCTTTCACGCGATGAAAGCGGGGGGACCGCACTATCACCGCAAGCAAACAGAGCTTGTTAGGCTCTGTGTACTCCTACCACCACTTGTAGCCCGCAACTCCCAAGCCCTTCTCAGCATCGTAGATCTCTGCCGCTACTAGAGCATAGAACAACACGTTCCACACTCGTTCATACCAGACTAGAAACGCCGGATACATTGCTGCAAGTTCATTAGCCCCAAGCAGCATAGCGGCGATGGCAAACGCAGCCAGGAGAGCCCAGTTCGTAGACAATCCTAGCCTCTTCAGCCAGTTCACCGCTCGCTTCACGATTAACGATCCTGCAACCCCAAACACGAAAAAGTCTTCCATCTTTCCTCCTATTAGTCCCCCGATTGCTGACGAAGAAACGACACATCCTTCTGTATCTCTGCTAGTTGTACCTGGATTTTTACAAAAGTTTCCGCCATTACATCTACCCGCTGTATCTGCGCCTCAACAACGGTTGTCAGGACAGCCACACGTTCCTGTAATACCGCAAACGCTGTAAAGCAGCCAATGATGAGAATGATAATAGGTATCCAAGTCTTTAGCACTGCGAAGGTAACCGCTCCATTCTTAGGTTTGGTGTCAGTCATGATGCTCCTTTTTGAGTAGACGTTCAAGTCGATAGAATAGCCCGTTGTCTAGGTTGATTATGCCCTTCAGGATTTCTAGCGCCCTGCCTACATCCCCTTGCTCAAGCTGACGTGTTGCTTCCTCAGTGAACCATCTACACTTCTCAGCCAATGTAGCCGCGTCCATTGCTGTTTCATCTTGTGGCAGAGGCTCATCGGATTGAGTACCGGCCATGTACGCGGCCAACTTGCGGGCATTAGCTTCATCTATGTCAAAGTCGTACCACTGCTTGCGGCCACCAAACACAAAGATAAAAGCAGCAACGACATCATTATCTTTCTGTATCTCGCCGTCTAACCACTTGAGTTGTTCCATGTAACTCTCAAAGTTGCCCTTACAGTAGGTTTTCCAACCTGTCTCAGCTCTGTGAACTGGCGCAACACCTCCGTCGATTCCTACCTCCCCAAGAAATAGGGGAGGTAGCTCAAAGCGTACTACTGAGCGGAGGGTATTATATAGCCAACGATACCGCAAACAATGTGAGCCAGCTCGATCCATCATCGTCGGAGCGCTGTACTCGTGAGTGATGATGTAATCAGCATCTCGAAACATTGGAGACAGCTCTATAATGTGGCCTACATCATTGTGAGGCCAGCCTACACTAAAAGCTCCCACACCATTCTGCAGGCCATGTTCGTGCATTAGTTCTGTCCAGTGTATCGAGAACTCTACCAGACAGAGGCGGAAGGTACGTTCGCCCACAGGGGGTTCGTTTGGCCCTTGCCAGACCTTTACCCACCGTCTAGCATCGTAGGTACCGATAAGGCGCTCGAAATACTCCTCAGCGCCTTTGCGCCCCCGTAAGATATACTTAAGCTCCTCGCTGTCTCCACCGGGCAAGGGCGCACGAGCGAGAATGTTCAAGCGGCCATCAAAGGGATCCTCTTCAGGAGCCTCGATCATCAAATCCCATTCGGCTCCACTGGACAGGAAAACCTCCTTCATCCATTTTTGGTATTGCTGCGACTGGAAAGCTAGTTTACTCATTCAACTATCTCCCACGCTGTCCCAGGGTAACATTCCGCTAGGATGTAGCCCCCATACTGTATGATAAAGATACGCCCACTTGATTCCACCTCGACGGCTATCATGTTGCTGAAAGCTAGACACGTCACCCAGTCGCCGCCATACTGTATCCGAAAGAGTCCGGTTTCTGGCCGTCCTGCCGGAACGCGCCAGTTCTTGGGGCCAGCTGGATTGAATCCCTGAACCCATAACTCGGCTATACCATTATGTGTGAGAGCCGCCCAGTACAGCCGGTGCTTCCGTATCTCTATCATTACCGGCGGATTGGTATGCTCCACCTCTTGGCTGCGATTCTCAATCGTTTCTAACAAGTCCCACGGCAATCGCTTGTTGGGATCCAACGTCGCCGGTGGCTGAGGCACAGGGGGCCAGGTAGGTGTAGGAGGCTCCCACACTATTGGCGTGGGTGAAGGCCCTGGTGTCGGAGTTTCTGTGGGCTCCGGTGGGAGGCTAGGCTGAGGTGATACGGTAGGTGTGGGAGAGGATACATAAAGTGTAAAGGGGCCTGAAGATGATCCAGGAGTGCTGTTAAACTTGAAGCTGCCCCGCCGGTCGCTCATGAGCGTTACGGAGGCATTACTTGGCCCCCTCACGCCTACAAGGCGAATAGGCCCGCCACTCTCAAGCACAAACTCGTACCATTGGCCCGCAACTACGGAGATGCTATGCTTCCATACTCCCTGTGCATCCGTGGTGAAGCAACGAGTCTGCCAACAGATGCGCACGCCAGGCACAGGGGGGTCTAGCTCGACTGCGCAGAGCGTGTTCACTTGAGATTGAGCGCTAACGGTTGGTAAGGTATCTTTTACTACTTGGTACACAACTAAGCAGGCACCAACAAGCGCAAGCAATAGGATAAAGATAGCTAAATTGAAACGATTCATTTACTTAATCTCCATTAGACTTTAGGGTAGCTCTTCTTCGTCATCTGTATTTGACTCTGGATCGACCCATCCTAACTTTGTTAGTATAGGCTGAATAAATTGTTTCCAACTAGCTTGACGGTAGTTTCTCTCTGAGCGATCAGATAGGTACTTCTGCATCAAAAGCACATAACTTTGTGGTAGATCGTGCATAACGTCTGTGTACAGATCACCTGTTTTTAGCTCTTCTCGCCAATCCCAAAGTAGATCGTAAAGTCTGTCCTGCCGTCTTCTTGAACGAGCATCCGCAGGTGCTGGTGCGTTATCATAGATATTCGCAATCAAGATCCATTCCGCTGCTGTCAGTGTGAGCTCCATTTTCATTCCCCTTGTGTTGTGGTGTATCTTAGCTCAGTCGTAGCCTACTTGAGAAATAGCTTACTTGGTTATTAGAACCGCCGTTGCTTCATCTATTTTTTCTTGTATTTTTGCTATATCCTCATCAAGACTAGCTTTCTGCGCCTCTATGCGGGCAATCTTAGCCTCAAGATTGTTGATTGTGAATCTCTCCTCTGTAGGCACATCAACAGTTCTAACTATCACTTTGTCTTTCGGATCTCGCTCTTCGTCTGACTCATAAATGTACTTTTCGTTTATGTCGTTCATAGTTTTATTTTAACCTCTAATTATTTGGTTATTATCTGTCTTGAACCTAATGTGTCTATCTGGTAATGAATTCCAGCGGTTTCAATTAAAGCATCGCCAGCATAAGCATCTCCAGTTGCCAACACTCTGGTTAAAGTAAACATAAACTGGTCTCCTATCTTAAAATCAGTTCCTGTTATGGCGGCGAAATCTGTTCTATAAGCCCTATATTGTGTATCTATAGCAGTATCTGGACTGTCTATCACTGTAGCCGCCGCCAAAGTTACCCCATCTCTGGAAACAATGTAGTTTAACCTCCATTGGACATTATCCGTCCCCGATGGTGCGGCGATACCCTGCCAATGAACATGGAAAGTTAAATCTGTCCCCTCCTTATAATCATGTTGTAATTCAAAACCACCGTGTACTTTTTCATCAACTGCAAAACCATAAGTTTCTATTGTAGTGTCTGTGCCATCAGTATCTACAAAAGTAACCACATCAGGAGCCGACGAAGCTGGTTTGGCCAGTAAATAGCCAGCCATGTTTATATCTTTGTAAACTACTGTTTGAAGTTCTAAAGTCTTTTCGGCGGCGGTGTATAAATCTAAATCTCCACTATTGTAAGCAAAATAAGTAGAAGCGTCATTGAATTGTAGTTGTTTGGTAGTTGGTAGTCTGATCCCATCTCCACTAGGAGTTATTGTTAAATCCCCATTAGTATCTGTTACCAGTGTAGTGTTATCTGTAGCGTCAAAACTTATCTTTAGTCCTGTAGAGCCAAAGACTTCTAGTTTAACGTCTGGGTCTGTAACCCCGATGCCGACGTTGCCTGTAGTCGAGTCAATCATCAAACGGGCATTCCAAGTTGAACCATCAGTTTTACTATACTGAAAAAATAAATCTCCTGCCGCATTTTTTATTTTCCAATCATAGTAACCAGCACCCGCCCGCTCTAAAACAATCGAGGAAGAGACGAAATCTGTTGAAGTAATTTTTAATTGTGATTCTCCTGTTCCAGATATTTCTAAATTACTATCTGGATCCGTCGTGCCGATGCCGACGTTGCAACCCATAATCTCCAAGTAGTTGTGAGTATCATCGAAAGTGAGCAAAGGCCCGGCTGCTTGGCCAATAGTTGCACCGTCTGCCATTTTGATATTAGCTTGCCACGCTACGTCGGTACCGTCCGATTCAAGATGGGCGCTTGCGGCTCCAACTACTAACTCTGCCCACTTAGGTGTACTATTACCGT